GTTCAGAAACGGCGCGCCTCCGTTCAGTCGGTCGAGCCGCATGGCATTCGGGGACACGACCAGTTCCTCGTCGAATTCCTCGTCGCGCGCCCAAGAATAGCGGCGCACCTGCGCGCCGGTTGTCCAGAGCACCTCGAATGTGCGCGCCGTCTCATCGACGGATTGCAGCGAGCCGGCCCGCCCGATGACGGGCAGGTCGACGATCTGATCTTCTGGCATGGGTCTTCCTTACTTGTCCTCGCCCGCAGGCGGCGATGTCGGATCGTTGGTCTGCACCAGACCGCCCTTGGTGACGCGGCGCGGGTCGCTGTCGAAGACCAGACCCGCAGTATCCGCCTTTGCGGCAAAGCCCGCCCATTCGGCGAGAACCTCGTCGGGGTCATAGCCGCGCCGGGCGATCTGCTGCGGCAGGGTCGAGAATCCGGCCCGCACCTCCAGCAGATCGGCCTGCGCATCCTGCAGCGGGTTCACGCTTTCGAACTTGGGCGGTCCCCATTCGGCAGGGATCTCCACGCCCTCGGGCAGGAGGCCGGCCATGACGGCGGCGTCCACGAACCAGCGCCAGACGGGTTCGCAGAACATCGGGATGACGGTCTGCCATTGCAGCTGCTCGACCATGCGGCGGAACTCGTTCAGGCCGACGCGGCTCGAGGAAAAACTGGTCTGGCTGAGATCGCCGGTCATCAGCGCATAGGGCACGCGGAACCCGGCGGCGATGATGTGCAGTTGCACCCGGTGCCATTCGTAAACCCTGGCGGTCGAGGCGGGCTGGTTGAACTTGATGTCCTTGCCGCCCCTTGCATAGGCGATGAGGCCCGGTTCGAACTGCTCGATCCGGTTGCCGGATGCATCTTCGACCACCGGGGCGATGGACTGCTGATCCTCGTCCGCCCCGAAAACGATGCCGACGAGACAGGCCTCGGTGCGTTTGCGCACCAGCTCGGCCTGCTGCCAGTCATCGACATCGCGGATCGCCCGCATGGCCGGTGTGCCCCATGGCACGCCGCGCGACTGCACACGCTGGCGCTCGAAGAGATGGGCGACGCGGTCTGCGGGCAGGCGCGAGGATTCGAGGCGGCGGGAGAAGACCGGCGATGTATCGCCCGGATGATCGGCGAACATCCAATAGGCCGCGCGGCGACCGTTGCGATCATATTCGATGCCCTGGCTGATGCGGGAGCCATCGGGTCGGCTGTCGAAACGGGCGGCGTCGAGATGATCGGCCTCGCGGAGTTCGATCCGCAGCGGCACATCGCGCGCACCTGTCGCCCGGACATTGCGGCGGATGGCAAAGACATCTCCGCCCTCGATCATCTCGCGGACCGCCAGCCCCAGAAGCCCGTGAAAATCCGTATGCCCATGCTGATCGCAGCCAGCCGACCAGCGCTTCCAGAGCGCATCGACCTGTTTGTTCAGGCTCGCATCGCCGGTTGCTGCCCGGGGCCGGATGCCGGTGCCGACGATATTGTTCACCAGCACCTGCACCGCCTGTGCGGCCATCGGGTTGTTGCGGACCAGATCGCGCATCCGGTCGCGCAGGAGCGGGCCGTCGGCGGCGATCCCGGCATCGGCGGCGGTGCCGCGCGCCTTCCAGCCGGCCGTCCCACGCCCGCGACCGGCTGCGTCGTAATCCCGGCGCAGATTGCCGATGGCGACCCTTGCAGCGTAGCGTTTTGCGGCAGCCCGTGGGGCCACGGCCGAGAGCGCGGCGTCCATCAGCCCCCAGCGGATGCGCGGGGTGGAGGTATCGCGGATGTCCGGCATCATCAGCTCCGGCGGAAACCGGCAAAGCCGGCGACGGGGCGCGGCCGGCCGGCGGCACCCGCTATCTCGCGCTCGATCAGGCGGATGCGACCCAGGAGATCGTCGGCACTGCCATAATCCACCGACTTGCCGTCATAGGCGACGCGGGTGGTGCCCGCCGCATAGGCCCGGCGCAGGGCGTCGAGTTCAGCTTCCGTCCAGGCCATCAGAACCAGTTTCCTCTCTTGCGGGTGCCCATCCAGCCCGGTGGGCGGGGCTTGGGCGGATTGATCATCTGCCGCCGGGGCTGCCCCGCGGGTTGCGCCTCGTCATCACGGCCGGGCGTCAGCTGTTCTTCCAGCTGTTCCCAGCGCGTCTCGTCCCAGCGGTCCATGCCCATCAGCCAGGCGGCGGCGCGGGCATAGACCCGGCAGTCCAGTGCCTCGTTGCGGTCGCGGGTCTGCTGCCATTCCAGCCGCTGGAATCCCTGACGGGTCTTCACCGTCATCAGCTGCTCGGCGGTCAGCTGCTTCGTCCATTCGGCGGTGGTGCCGCGCGGGATATGCACGAAACCGGCCGGATGGCCCTTGCCCTCGGCCAGATCCTCATCGGTCGGCGGCGACAGCCGGAGAAACCGGTAGGTCTCGGATTTGAACACCGCGCCCGCCACCTTCCAGAGCCGCACACCGCGCCGGATCCGGCGACCGGCCTCGGTGACATCCACGTAACTCGGCCCGTCGACCGGTGTCGCGCGGTCGAACCCGGCGACCCCTTTGACGGCGATCACCTGCCCATGGCCCATACGCCTGCACCAGCCATAGACGGCATCGGTGGTGGCCCCGTCGCCGCTGTCGATGGCGAGCCGCGCCAGTGCCATGCGTGCGCCGCTGGCATGGTCCCAGGTCTCGCCCAGAAACGCTGTCAGATCGGCCCAGACCTCCTCGCGGGCGGTATCGCCGTCCAGCACCACATGATCGACGAGCCAGCTTTCGAGGTTGCGGCCCCAGCCCCAGATATCGATCTCGATCCGGTCGCGCTGCACATCGGCGCCCGCGGTCAGCATCAGCGCACCCTCCGGCACCTGTCCCAGCGAAAAATCCTCGCGCCGTTCATAAAGCCGCTGCCAGTCCGGTGCCTCGCCGCGCTCGGCCCAGGTCTCGCCCAGCACGGTGTTCTTCAGCGTCTTGAGGGCTGAATCATTGCCCTGTGCCGCCTCCCAGCCCCGCGCGATCTCGGCCCATGACAGCCAGCCCAGCGGCGAATAGAGCCCGCTGATATGGAAGCCGACGATGCCCGCAGCCTCGGCCCGGCGCCTTGTCTCGGCATCGGCGGTGGGCATCCAGCGCGCGCCGTTCCCTTCGTCCATCATCTCGGTCTTGTGCCGCTCGGCGATGGGTTCATTGCAATGCTCACAGAGGTAATGCGCCGTTGCCGGCTGGCCCGGCGCCCAGCGCAGGCGGTCGAACTTCAGCCATTGCAGCGCGCCGCAATGCGGGCAGGGGACATGGTAGCGCCGTTGATCCGAGATCTCGTATTCCCGCTCGATCCGCGACAGCCCCTTCACCGTCGGCGTCGAGGCCAGGAAAACCTTGCTGCGGTGCCCGAAGCTGATCGTGCGCGCCTCGGCCAGCGCAATCGGATCGCCCTCGCCGTCAATATCGCCCGGATAGGCATCGACCTCGTCCAGAAACACCCAGCGGGCCGGCATGGACCGCAGTCCCACCGCGCTGTTCGCCCCGGTCAGGATCAGCTGCCCGCCCGGGAACCGCTTGCCCAGAATGGTATTGCCGCTGTCTTTCGCGCGCGATGGCATCACCAGCGCGCGCAGATCCGGGCTTTCCTCGATCAGCGGGTCGATCCGCTGCTGTGACAGGCGCTTGGCCAGATCGACGGTCGGCTGCACCGCCAGAAACGGCCCCGGCGCGCGGTGGATGCAGAAGCCGATCCAGTTATTGCCGGCCTCGGTCGCGCCCACCTGCGCGGCCTTCATGAAGACGACACGCTGCGCGGATGTCGCAGGAGACAATGCATCCATGATCCCGCGCATATAGGGCGTGCGGTCGGTGCGGTAGGGCCCCGCCTCCGAGGCCGCGCGCGAGGACAGGATCCGGTGCCGGTCCGACCACTGGCTGACGGTCTGGCTCGGGTCCGGGGCGAGACCATCCAGCCAGGCTCGCTGGATATCACCGGCGCCGTCATAGTCAGCGAAGGTCAATCTTCACCTCGGCCATCTCCGCGAGATGTGCCCGCAGATATTGGTCCAGCAGCTGTTCCAGCGCATGTGGATCCACGCCCAGCTCTGCCGCCATGTTCGCCGCCACACGCGGCGGCCAGTTCAGCCAGGCATCGCGTTCCCGTCGCGCCAGATCGAAGACCGCGTTCGTGGCCCGTGCCCGGTCGACCAGTTCGCCCTTCATCTTCTCCAGCCGCACCCGCGCCGTCTGCGCTTTCAGCACCTCATTGGCCATTCGGGCGCGCAGGAACGACACCTCGCCGCCGGAGCCTGAGGCGGCATCGCCGCTGTCGCCCAGCGTGGCATTCACCGCGTCGATCGCCGCTTTCGGCACGGGCTTCGTCGCGGCGGCACGGGCGGTGCTGGCGGCAGTCCTCGTGCCCAGCGCCTGCGCATGCACGCCGCGCTGCTTGGCCGGGTCGGTCTGGCGCGCCCATTCCGCATCCGCCTTCTCCGGATCGATGGTTCCGTCCGCCTCGACGCTGATCCGGCCGCTCGCAATCGCCTTGCGCACCGCCATGTCGCTCACGCCGCGCATCGACGCATATCTGCGGCGCGAGACGCCCATGGGGTGGTTCCTTTCGCTGTTACAATGCATCATCAGCTTGGGTTTGATTCTTGCGCCAGGAGAGAAATATGGGTGACCCCTCCCCCTTGGATACCGTGAAACGGTCATCGCAATCGTTTATCGCAGCATACGATTCGAACGATACTGAAACAATGAAGCGCGCATCCTCTGAAGGCATGGGTGCGTTGCGGCAACTGGTGCTCAATCATCGTCG